ATTTCTTTGAGAACTTTAAGCTCGGCTTCGCCTGGTTTCTTAGGTAGGAATGTTGACAAATCAAATAAGCCAAATTCTGTAATAGCAGCTTGTTCAACTTCAGTAAGTGCAGATTCTTTACGAGCCCATTTACTTCCAGAGTAATCAGCAAAGCCACCTTTTGATCCTTTAGAGATGCGGAAGTCTAGTCCACGGAGCAGATCTGTTGGCAATTCTTCTAATTCTGGATCCATCAGGGCACCTTTAATAAGTGTAAAGATCTGAGGACCAATAATAAAACGTCGGATTGGGTTAGCCGGAGCCTTATCGTCTGAAAGTGGATTCTCGCGAACAAAACCTTGGAAAATATAATCACGTTTTTTCCAATACTTACGGCCCATATCTTCCAATGCTGGATCTTTGAACCAGGTACGGACTTCTGTAAGGATTGGACAAGTTTCGCCCCACATTTCTACGCATGGTACACGAACCTGAACCTGTTTAGATTCCATCTCTCCTTTGATACCATTAAATGGTAAACGGATCATGGCACGTTCTTGCCAAAAGAATGTGTTTTTTGTATTGCCGTCGGGTAGAAAACGGAGTGTGACATTTTGACCTTCCTGAATATTCCAATGCGGATATATTGAATTGTCGCCACCTGTGGCCGAACCGCCACCTTGTTTATTTTCTGATTGCGCTAAACGGGCGCGGATTTCTGATAATGATGTCATATTATAGTTGCCTTTCTAAGTTGATGTAATATGTGTTGCCTTACGACTTATTATACACTATGTCGTCAGTGTTTGCTACTAAAAAGGTTAAGCTGCCTGTTTGTTGTTGTCTATACATGTATCTTATAATACACGTTTATTTACTGCTTGTCTAGTATTTATCTCTCAAAGCGATACCGGCGAGATCTTGCAATCTTGCCAAACTACCGTCTTGCCGTTCTTCATTCATGCTAACTTCCCAGCACTCTTCTAACCCGTGTTTGGCACAATTTTTACCTCTTGGGCTCATGTTACAGCGTTGATCCATTGACGGAATTCCTTTACCTTCTAACCAATTTTTATCCATGTTAAACTCTGTTTTTTCTTCTTCCATGCTGCCGCCGATACCACCACCAATGGCTGCCCCAACTGGGCCACCAACTAATGCGCCACCTACCGCTCCAATTGCGCCTCCAATTGCACCTTCACGTTCGATGCTTGGATCATCCTCTGGTCCAATACCTGGGCTATTCATGCCACTACCGGGTATGCCCAAATCTGCGGCAAAACGATCAGCTACCCACTCGTATGGATCGCCGTCGCGAGCTTTTTGTACACCATATGGCATATCATCAAAATAGTAGTCGTATAATGCATCATGCAAGTGCTTACTCACTTCGCCAGTTTCTTTAAAGTCTCGGACATCACGCTTGTAGGTATCAAGTATGTGTTGGAGGGTTGAACCGGTATCATCGGTCAATACATTTTCTTTTAATACATCTGCGTACTTGGTCTGCCATTCTTTCTTGGTCATCTTGTATGCTTTTTCAAATTCAGTGTCGTTCATTGATTTACAGTCTTGACGGCCAATGTCAAGGTCGCTCATTGCGCTTTCCTGTACTGGCAATCCGGCTGCATTGCGTAGTGCCGCCAATTGGTCGCGGGCCTCAAACTGATCACTGCGTGTGCGTTCATCGCTATCGTAAGCGTTTTGTGGGCCATCATCTATGTCTGTGGTATTACCATCTGGATCGTCGTAGTTTGCGGCATCTTCGTCGTCTGCGTCATCTGGCGAGCTTTGCATTTTAAGTTGTCCAATAACTTGAGCTATATCATGATTGTCTTTTAATTCTTCTAACCGATCAAGAATAATACTACGAGCATCGGCATTGGCATCTTGCTCTGCAAGTTCGCCTAATTTGTCAAATAGCTCATCATCTCCTAACAAATCATACAATTGTTCTGTGGCATTAATAGCATCGGCACCTACTGGCAATTCTTGACTTAGTAAAGTTACGAGTGCTGATTGTTTTTCTTTGGTGTCGGGAATGGCCCAGGTACCTTCAGTAATAAGATTTGCCCAATCTTCAAATATGTTAGCTTCTTTCATGGTAGTTTCCTTTTGTAATCGTGCTAGTAATGGCAATGCTTGTTCAACTCGTGAATCAATATTTTGTTCTACAAACATATGACGCAGGTCTTCGATAATAACATCTTCATCTGTAAGTGCCGCTGGATTCCAAGATTCAAAATATTTTGCATATCCTTGCTTGGTACTTAAACTTTTAAGATTACGATGTAATGATTCATAATAATTAGTAGCTTCTTGTACTAATTGTGCTGTTTCGCCTTCAAAGATTCGACCTTGGTTGTCACGTTTAAATCTACTTAACAAATTCATTTCTGTTACAATAGTAACAATATGTTGCCCGCGAATATCATAAGGCTTACCGCCTTGCCGTACATGTTCTATCATGGCACGACCGCCTGATAATTTTGTAAATGGCAACTTATAGCGTTCACCTTCGGCTGTTTCCACAAACAATGATTCAATATAACGGAATCGAGCATCACCTTCACCTATGGTTTTTTTATGTTTGATCATTAAGCGGGCTTCGGTAGGCTGGCCGTTCCAGGACGTATTTTTAGTGCCAGTCCATGATTCAAATAAACCTTCTTTAATGGCAGCTTGGCCGGCCATGGAGTATTTTAATTTGTTTAAATTTTGTAGACTAAAACTTAATAAATTGCGTTTGGCAAACATACGGAGTTGATATAAAAAATCAAACCAGGATTTTTTGTCCTCGGCTTCCATACTTTTACCAAGATTATCACCAAAGTAAACATTCATGTTGCCGTCGTGATCTAACATAACAACCACAGTTCCATAATCGTTTCCAGACTCGGCTCGATAATCAAAAGAATATAAATCGGTGTCGTCGGGGCTTGTGGCTGGTTTTCCGCTGGCATCCAGAGACTGCGGATTAAAATTCTTAGAAATTAGGAGGTTATTTAACTGCTCCGAAGCGTTGTTTTGTGCCATAGTCAAGTATTTAGCCCTAGCGCATCATAGCTATGAATGGCAGAGGGGGAGTTATACTCTCACCAAAATCTCGCATTTGTGTATCCATTTCTGGATGATATTCTTGGAGTAGTTGCATCATGCGAACGGCCAACAATGTAGCCATTACTAAATCGTCTGTTTCTCCGGTTTTTGCTGCATATGCTAGTCCGTGAGCCACAAATGTTTTTAATTCACTAATCAACGGTTTGCTACTAATTTTCATTTTTCCAGATTCAACTAGTGTTTTTAACTTAGCACAGGCAGTTAGTTTGTTTTTAGTAGATGTGTTAAATCCTTTCCGATAACGGCCGGCTCCTCTGGTAGGATCCGATAAAAAATACCCTGATATATTTGTTTCTCCATATTGTTCAATGCATATAAGCGCCGCTTCACCAATGGTATTATTTTCAACCGAATAATAAATTGACTGTTCATCTTTAACATATCCATAGATATAGTTTATGATGTCTACAAGTATGCGTATTTGTTCCGGAATTGGTGTACGATTGTGTTTCCACTCACCTATTTGCTCGGTGGTATTGGCTTCGAATATTTGTATAGCGGATGGGTCGCCGCCGGTGCCCAATGATGGATCAAGAGCAACAACATAAATTTTGCCAGGTTGTGGGGTTTTATACCATCGGACTTGTGACGTACGATGTGTAGGCTCAATTCCTTCTAAATCTATGAGTTTTGCTGGGGCAATCAAGGTCTCATCATTTATAATAAATTCGCAATTTGAGACCAAAATATCATTAGCATAAAAGCGATGATTATTTTTTACATTTAATAAATCATATACAGTATCGACGGTATTCAATGTAACACTTACTACTCTTTGTAATCCAGATGATGTATGTATTTGTGTACCGACTCGAAGTTGACTGACTGGAATCATATCAAACTTATTGGTAGAAATTTTATGATCCAATGTGGCTTTTATAGAGGTGTTGGTTAGTTGTAACAATGCGGTCGTCTGTGTGCCTTTGTTAAGCAATCCGTCAAATTCACTCCATCCAGTATCGGTTAGTACTTGTAGTCCTAAGTTATTTTCTAATAAGTCTGCCACGAGCAAATCCTTTAGGTTGTTGATCAACTACAAAATATTTTTCTTCTATACCATTGTTATACCAGGCCTTGCCTGTTGCCGCACCAAATTTACCTTTATTATTTTTGCTAATATTTGCATTTCGAATAGGATCAGAATATACAGAGGCCATTTTTTCTTTATACTCTGTAGTAGATCTTATTTTTTCTTT